CGCTCGATCGGCGGCGGCTGGAGTGGGGGCTTGAGCAGCCCGAGGAGACTGCGGCGCCAACGCCTGAGCCCGAGAAGCCGCGCGACGACCCGCGCAACGTGCTGCGGATGGTGAGGCCAGCATGAGCGATAGCAGCGGCGGATGGCTGGTTCCACCCGAAGTCGTGGAGGCGCTACTCGCGGAGTTCGAGGCTCATCCCCCGCGCCCGCTCTCCGACGATGTCTTCCGGGCGCACGCCCAGGAGTGCCCACCGTGCCATTGCGCGCGGCACTGTCGATGCTTCGAGGAGCCCGAGCCGTGAGCATCCTGGTCGTCCCGACGCTCGATGAGGAGTCCTGGCCGACGCTGGGGGGCCAGGTGTGCGCGTGGATCGAGGCGAACCTGACGTTCGGTCCGGGGGACCTGCGGGGCCAGCCGGCGAAGCTCGACGCGGAGAAGCGGGCGCTGATCTACCGGGCCTACGAGGTCTTCCCGCGGGGTGTCGAGCGCGCGGGCAGACGGCGCTTCAAGCGCGTGGCGATCTCGCTCCGGAAGGGGAGCGCCAAGACCGAGCTGGCGGCCTGGCTCGCGGCGGCCGAGCTGCACCCGCGCGCGCCTGTGCGCTGCATCGGCTGGGACAAGAAGGGCAACCCGCTGGGCGGCCCCGTGAACGACCCCTTCATCCCGGTCGTTGCCTACACCGAAGAGCAGTCCGAGGAGCTGTGCTACGGGGCGCTCAAGACGATCCTGGAGCACTCGAAGGTAGCGCGCGACTTTGACATCGGCATGGAGCGGATCATGCGCGTCCGCGGCGACGGGAAGGCGCTCGCCGTCTCGACGGCGCCGGGCCCCCGCGACGGCGCGCGCACCACGTTCCAGGTGTTCGACGAGACGCACCGCTTCGTCTTGCCCCGGCTCCGCAAGGCTCACCAGACGATGCTGGCGAACATGCCGAAGAGGAAGGCGTCGGACGCCTGGTCGCTGGAGACCACGACCGCGCCGGCCCCGGGCGAGAACAGCGTCGCCGAGCAGACGATGCACTACGCGCAGGCCGTCCACGAGGGCCGCGTGCGCGACTCGCGGCTCTTCTTCTTCCACCGCCAGGCGGACGACGGCCACAAGCTCGACACGCCCGAGGACATCCGGGCGGCCGTGCTCGAGGCCTCCGGGCCGGTCGGGGCGTGGAGCGACGTCGACGCGATCGTGGAGCAGTGGAACGACCCGAGCGCTGACAAGACGTTCCTCGAGCGCGTCTGGCTCAACCGGATGGTGAGGGCCAGCGAGCGGGCGTTCGACGTGGCGCGCTGGGCCGAGCTCGCGCGCCCCGACCACGTCGTCCCGGCCGGCGCGCTGATCACGGCCGGCTTCGACGGGTCGCGGACGAACGACTCGACGGGCATAGTCTGCACCGAGGTCGAGACGGGCTACATGTGGCTCGCGCAGGGATGGGAGAAGCCTGAGGGCGTCGAAGAGTGGGAGGTTCCGCAGGCCGAAGTCGAGGCCGCGATGGAGGACCTCTTCGACCGCTTCGACGTGTGGCGGCTCTACGCCGACCCGCCGTACTGGGAGACGGTGACGGCGGGCTGGGCTGGGAAGTTCGGGGATGCCGAGTGGCTCGACGTGGCGGGCGAGAGCAAGACGGGGCCGCGCGTCGCCTTGTTCCCGACGAATCGACACCGCAAGATGGCCGACGCAACCCGCGCCTTCGCGAACGCCATCGCAGACGGTAGCCTGACGCACAGCGGAGATGCCGCCCTCGCGCGGCACGTCGCGAACGCGCACCGGAAGGATCTGACCCAGAAGGATGACGACGGCGCGCCGCTCTGGGTCGTCACGAAGGACCGGCCGGGCTCGCCGCAGAAGATCGACTTCGCGGTGGCGGGCATCCTGTCGTGGGAGGCTCGGCGCGCGGCCCTGACCGAGGGCGCCAGACCGGACGGCCCGTCCATTTACGACCAGCGGGCAGCCGCGGGCGTGGAGGCAATCGACGCATGGTGACGATGCTCCGATCGGTGCGGGAGTGGCGCGAGTCGGGTCGGCGGCGCGTCGTGTTGCCGCAGCTCTCGTCGGGGGCCGTCGATCGCCTCGCGGTTCTGGCCGGCGTCGGCCTGATCGTCTACGGGGTTTCGTTGCTGTCGCGTCCTACCGCCGTCATTCTCGCCGGCCTGCTCCTCGTGGCCGGCGCCCTGTGGAGGGCACGATGAGCAGCATGGTGTCGTGGCTCTTGGGCGTGCCCCGGGCCGGCGGCCTGGACCCGCTCGACGACAAGTACTACGACCTCCCGCCCGGGATGCTGTCGCGGGCCGGCCAGCGCGTGTCGGCCGACTCGGCCATGAAGACGAGCGCCGTCTACCGCTGCGTCTCGATCCTCGCAAACGCTCTCGCGATGTTTCCGAAGGGCATGTATGAGAAGCTCGAGGAAGGCCGCCGGGCCGCGCCGGAGCACCCGCTCGACCCGATCATCAGCTTCCGCCCGAACCGCCGACAGAACGCCTTCGAGTTCTGGCGTCAGGTCTGCTACCACCTGGTGCTCAGGCAGAACGCCTTTGTGCAGATCATCCCGGGGCCGACTGGGCGCGGGTGGGTGGGGGGCCTCGTGCCGCTCGACCCGGACCGCGTGAAGGGTCCCGAGGAGCTGGCTGATGGGTCGCTGCGCTACGAGTACGCGCGGCCGAGCGGGCCGCCGGTGAAGCTGATCGCCGGTCAGGACATCTGGCACCTGAAGGGCCTGAGCCACGACGGGCTGAGAGGCCTCTCGATGCTCGACGCGGCGAACGACTCGATCGGGCTCGCGCTGGCCGGCGAGCGCCACGCCGCCCGGTTCTTCGCGACCGGCGTGAAGCCGACGGGCGTCCTGCAGCACGAGAAGACGCTCAAGCCGGAGACGGCGCAGCAGATGAGCGAGTCCTTCGGGCGCGTCTACGGGGGCGAGGCCGGGACCGGAAAGATCCCGGTGCTGTGGGAGGGGATGAAGTTCCAGCCGCTCTCCATGACGCTGCGGGACGCGCAGTTCCTGGAGTCGCGGAAGTTCTCCGTGTCCGACATCGCGCGGTGGTTCGGCCTCCCGCCCCACATGGTCGGGGACGTCGAGCGCAGCACGTCGTGGGGGACGGGGATCGAGCAGCAGGGCCTCGGCTTCCTCGTCTACTCGCTGCAGCCGTGGATCACGCTGATCGAGCAGGCGATCCTCTTCACGCTGGTTGTCAAGCCGGAGCGGTACTATCCGCGGGTCAACGCGACCGCGATCCTGCGGATGGACGCCAAGGCCCAGGCGGACGTGTTCGCCGTGCTGATCGACAAGGGCGTGCTGAACCCCAACGAGTGCCGGGAGCTGCTGGAGCGGAACCCGCGCGAGGGCGGGGACGAGTACGTGGACGTGGCGAAGGAGCCGGCGGCCCCGGCTCCACCCTCGGCCGCGGCCGCGCCGGCTCCCGAGCCTCCCCCCGAGCCAGATCCCGGCGAGGGAGACGCAGCGCAGGCGCTCGCCACCGCGCGCGGGCTCGCCCAGGCGCGGGCCGTCGAGCTGCTGGAGGAAGAGGCCCAGGCGCTCACCCGGCTGGCGAGGCAGCACGCGAAGGAGGGCGACGCCTTCCGTGCCGCTGCCGCCCGCTTCTACGGGCACTTCGCCGGCCGCGTGGCGACCGCCATGGCGTGCGACAAGACGGCCGCGAAGGGCTGGTGCGAGACCCGGCGCGGAGAAGTCCTCCGCGTAGGACTCTCCGGCTTCACCTGGGGTCACATGGACCCAATTAGGGATCTCGCGTCGGAGACGCTCGTAGGCTTGGCCCTGAGCAACAGGGGGGTGTCCACATGAGGGTGCCGAAACGGCTTGGGATTGGGCGAGAGATAGAGGGGCACAGGATTCTATCCGTGATTCCGCTCGAAAGGTTCTACGTGAGAACGACATTCAATGACACCTGGGATCGGTTCCTGGAAGTTGATGCGAGCGGCGAAGTCCTGGGTTCGTCTCTCAATCGCCGTTCGGATGGGGCCGACTTCGTGTTCGGTCTATTCGACTCGGCTACGGACGGGAGGTAGTCATGCTCGCGTTGATTCACGCCGTGGCCGGGCGTCCCTGGGCGATCCGGGCGGAGATCGCGTACCACGTCCGCGGGATGCTGGCGAAGGAGGGCATCGCCGGATTGCGCCACCTCGCCGAGCTCAAGGAGGAAATCCACGCGCGCGACGGCCGGATGGCGGGGGGCCCGGCGCGGCCGGCCGGCGGCTCGACGGTCGCGGTGATCCCCGTGATCGGGACGCTGACGCAGCGGACACAGGCGATCGGCAGCGCGGAGACGCGCTCCACTGCGGACATCGCCGCCGAGGTCCGGGCCGCGGCCCTCGAGCCCTCCGTGGACGGGATCGTGCTGGAGGTGGACTCGCCCGGCGGGGAGGTCTTCGGGGTGCCCGAGGCGTGGGCCTCGATCCGCGAATCGGCGCGCATGAAGCCCGTGGTGGCGCACGCGAACAGCGTCGCTGCCTCGGCCGCCCTCTACCTCGCCAGCGCGGCACGGGAGGTCTGGGTGACGCCGAGCGGCCTCGTGGGCAGCGTCGGGGTGTACTCGCTCCACATCGACGCCTCGAAGGCGATCGACCAGATGGGCGAGTCCTGGGACTTCGTCGTGGCCTCGAAGAGCCCGTTCAAGATCGAGGGCAACCCGGCCGGGCCGCTGACGGGCGAGGCGCGGGCGCACGCGCAGGACCGCGTGGACGAGTACATGGGGATGTTCCTGCGCGATCTTGCGAAGGGGCGCGGGGTGTCCGAGAAGCACGTCGAGGGCAGCTTCGGGGGCGGCCGG